GCGGTATTTGTTCCTGTAAAGTTATTATACCAACCAATAGCCACATCGCCGGGAACAGACAAATCCCATTGTGGTGTTGAAGTACCTATTCCAACCTTGTTATCACTTGTAATCTGCATAGCATGAGTGCTACCACTATCTGCCGCAGTTCCACCAGTTGAAGTATTAAATGCAATACTGCCTTTTTCCGCACCGTCTGTATGGTCTTCTATCTGGAAGAAGATTCCAGCATACTCATGTGCGGCAGTTGTGGATGTATCGTTTCCTGCTCTACCAATTATACCCATTCCATATCCTTCATTGTCAACAGTCCTATTCAAGTGAATCATGTCATGTCCACTTGATTGAATGGATAGAGTTCCTGTAGGCGCATCTGTGCCTATTCCTATTTTACCACTTTCTGTTATGTTCATTCTTGTTGATAAGGTAGTAGAAGAACCCGAAGGAACAGTTTGGAACTTCAAACCACCTGCTTTATCGCCACCATCATCGTAAGCGACAATTTTAGCGGCATTGTATGTCCCTGTGTTTGTTCCGCTATTGTCATTGTTAGAGAAGGTAATTTGCCCTACTGTGTTATCTGCGTTTCTAGCACCATGAAGAAGGATATTCGCTTGTGCGCCACTAGAAGCAGTTGTTCCCACCCTTAATGTAGGAGAACCTGCTGAAGCAATTTGTAATTCGGTACTAGGAGTTGAAGTACCTATTCCGGTTTTACCATCTTGTAAGATAGTCATTGCTTCAAAAGCAGTACCTGCTTCGTTATCCATAAATAGAGCATATCTATTTGCGGTTCCGGTTCCAGACCCCATATACTTCATTGAGAAACCATAGTTAGAATCATCCGATTCACCGGAGTTTCCTGAACCAGCACCACCACCATTACCGTCAACTCTTAATAATGTTACATCAATGTCGTTATCTTGTGGCCCTATTCTAATAGCAGTTCCAGCATGAGAAGAAATTGTAGGTAGTATTCTAAGAGAACCTGCAACATCTACTGCATATTCAGGAGTAGTTCCTATACCTAAATTTGTTCCATCAAACAGTAGGTTTCCTTCTGCTTGAACGGTAGTGCTAGATGAAGATTTAGCGGTCAATACTTTATTATTACCTGCATTGGAAATTAGTTCTGACATATCTACACTAAAGGTAGTTGAAGATAAATCAAGACCTGTACCTGCTGAATAGGTTGTATCAGTATTCGTATCAGTAGAAACTAAATCAATTGTTCCATCAGAATCTTGATAGGTAGCAGTAATATTAGTTTCGGTGTTACTTGAGAACATAGCACCTACTATATCTTGAACTGCTTCTGTTGAAAGTGGCGCACCGTCAAGGGTTGTAACAACATCAATTGTTCCATCGCTGTCTTGATAAGTTACAGCAGTATTTGTTTCGGTATTAGAGGTAAACATTGCGCCTACTATATCTTGAATTTCTTCTGCGCTTAATCCAGCACCAGTTAATTGGCTGGTTAAAGCAACAGTACCAGTAGCATTAGGTAAAGTAATTGTTCTATCAGCCGTTGGGTCTGTAATAGTTAATGTAGTTTCATACGCATCAGCAGTAGCACCTTCAAACACTATTGCATTAGCAGCATTCATTGTTACGGTATCAACAATGGTTTGTGTTCCTGTAACCTCAAAATTACCATGAACTTTAACTAAATTGTTTTCACCACTAATAGTTAACATATCTGTTAGTGTACCGTTCTTCTGAGTTCTTAATGCCATTATTGCATCAGTCGTGCCATCAGTTACATCTTCTATTGTATTCTTTATTTCAGTATATGTTTTATAAGTCCCATTACTTGTTGTGCTTTGGAAACTTATTTTTCCTAGAATATCATCATCTGCTGGTGAAGACGTATCACGGTAAAATAACATATTAGGCCCAGAACCGCTACCATTATCACCGTCACTTAGTAACAATGTTGGCCCATCATCACCATCATGTATTACACTAAGTTTTCCGGGGCTTGGGTTTGAAGGGAAACTTACGTCAGCATCAAATATTCTTACATTACCTGTGCCATGAGGTTTTAAGTCTATATTTCTATTGCTTGTTGTAGTAATATGATGAGTCACTAAGTCTAAATTTCCACCCAATTGTGGGGAGGTATCTGAAACAATATCAGTTAAACCTGTAACGGAGCCAACAAGGTCTATTGTTCCATCTGAATCCTGATAAGTTGCAGTAATATTTGTTTCTGTATTGCCACTAAACATAGCCCCAACAATATCTTGAACGGCTTCAGTAGATAATTGAGTGTTAGTATCTGCGGTCATGTCATCAACAACTAAGTCAATGGTTCCATCTCCATCCTCATAAGTTGCTGCTATTCTAGTTTCTGTATTAGATGTGAACATTGCTCCTACAATGTCTTGAACCTGTTCTGTTGATAATTGAGTGTTTGCTGTCATATCATCTACAACTAAATCAATTGTTCCATCGCCGTCTTCATAAGTAGCAGCGATTCTTGTTTCTGTATTGCTACTAAACATAGCACCTACTATGTCTTGCACCTGTTCTGTTGAAAGTTGTGTGTTTGTATCAGTAGGTGTAGCCCAAGTTAATCCACCTGTATCACCAGATTGTTTAGATAGGAATTGTCCATTAGAACCAGAATTTGAAACCTTTAAATTTGCTTCATCAATAACATCGTCTGCAACAGTTAAAGCAGTAGAACCAGTAACTTCTCCTGTATGTGAATCATGGCTAAATTCATTACTTGATACACTTAAACCAGTTCCAGCAGTATATGTTCCAACAGCATCTTCTAAGTTGTTAATAGTCATGTATTTCCAAAGACTTGCACTTTCATCCCATAATAAAAATTTATCAGAAACGTTGTCTGTATCTTCTGTTAATTCGCTTAATGTTGCTGGGTCTACTAATGATAACCCAGATGCGGTTTGAGTAAGACCATTACCAGCAGCAACACTAAATGTAGTTCCAGATAAAGCAATACCACTTCCTGCTGAATAAGTTGTATTGGCAGAAGAAATAGTTATTGTATCGCTACCTGCGGCAGAAGTAATTGTAGTAGCACCGCCCTGCGCTAATGTTAATGTATCGGTTTTACCATCTGCTACAATGTCAGTTTGTCCTGAAACTGCAACTGTAGTAAATGTATTTTGATTGACTTCTGCACCACTAGCAGGTAACGTAGCCCATACCTTTCCAGAGCCTGCTAATTGAGATGAAGTGATTTTTCCTAACATATCAGCAATACTAATCTTATGTTCTTTAGTACCGCTTGCAGAATTGTCATGCATTAATAGTTTATCATTAGCAATATCAATTGTAGTTTCTGCATCATGGCTATCAATGGTTGGTAGTTTAGCATTCCAAGTAGCAGCAGAAGAAATGTAAGAATCAGCAACGGCTGTTCCTTGCCATGTTCCTGTACCTATTGTTCCAACACTTGTTAAGGAAGAACCTGTTACTGTGCTCTTTAATGTATTACCAGTTAATGTTCCGGCTGCTGCTGTAACAGTTATATTAGAAGCACCATTAAATGATACACCGTTAATAGTTCTCGCAGTTTCTAATACAGTAGCAGTGGCTGCATTTCCAGTTATATCGCTAGAAGTAAGTGCTACGGTTCCAGTTACATTTGGTAATGTTATTGTTCTATCTGCTGATACAGTTCCAGCCTTTAACAGAATTTCGTGATTATCAGCCGCATCACCTTCAAAAATGACACCGCTACTGGTACTAACAGTTTCTACGTTATTTGTTGTTACAGTTCCTGTTACTGTTAAATCACCTGGAATAGAAACATCTGTATTACTATCTCCAATGGTTAAAGCATTACTTGACATTGCTGCGCCAAGAGCAGTTTTAACATGTGCTGTACTTGTAGCCTGTGAACCATCTTCTACGTTAATCATTGTTCTTAAGTTAGCAGGAGTAATTTCTTCTATTATGCCTGCACCAGATGAATCCCTTCCAAGTATTCTATTTGTTGCTGAAACATTCTGCATCTTAGCATAGGTTACTGCATCATTAGCAATAGTTGTAGCACCATCTCCACTAGAAGTTACATCCCCACTATGATTAGGATGAGTATATAATTGGCTTGTTAATGCAAGTGTTCCTGTAGCAGAAGGAAGCGTTATAGTGTAATCTGTGCTACTGGGTCTATGGGTTAAAGTTCCACCTTTATTAATAGTTAATCTAACATCTCCATCATCTACCGCAGTAAATTCTGAATTAACTTTACCCATTCCTAAGAACTGAATCTTTCTATTGGTTGCAGTATTAGTAGAACTCTTTGAAATATGAACTGCGGCAAGTGGTATATCACCATTCTTAGGAGTTGCACCATCAACAAAGGTTGCACCTAACGTACTACTACCTCTAAACTTAATAACCTCAGAACCACCTTCACCAGATTCAGAACCGTCTGCAATAACAATTAAACCAAACCAATCATAGTTACTGTTAACATCCCAGTCTGGCTCATTATTACTGCTAAGTGCAGCCATTGTAAGATATTTACCGTCACGGAAATATTTTATTTCTGATATAGCAAATATAGTATTATTGCTACCAGCAGACATTGTGATGTTTCCACCACTAGCAACAAATGAACCTGACGTGGCTATATTTAGAGCATTGATTAAATTTGCATTTAATGTGTCTGTTCCATCTTTTAGTCTATCATTGTCATTTGTAGCATCGCTACCTGTAATAGCGGTAGCCAGCGAACTAATGAAATTAGGATTATTGACTGGCATTATGCTACCTCCAATCGAAAGGTGAAACTAATTGTTTCATTAGAGGCGAGGGGGCCGATGGGTTTAAAGTTCACCCGCGATAACATCGTGCCTGCATTGTTAAACACACCTAACTCTGATATGACATTAGAAGCCAGTTCTGCGCCAGTTAATGTGATTTCATATATTAGTGTATTACCTACTCTAGTCGGTGATATGAGTCTTTTATAACTATTATCTGCGATTTGTGTAGACCCCGAAGAAGTTAGAATACTTCTATCTAATGTAGTTTGAGAGGTTGAGGTATCATCACCACCATCTCCAAAATCAAGATATTTAAATTGGTTAGCGGCAATCGCTAAATCTAATACTGCCTTTTTGCCTGCATCTACTATCATACTGGTAACTCCGTTGTTTCCGTTGTTTCATCTCCACCTAGCGTGTTTGTATAATTCACGTTTGTAGAGTATCCTATGACTGAACCGGCAGGGGTGGTGATAGTATATGAAAGTGATTGTTCATCTATTTCAACCATATCAAATGCTACCTTTGAGGTTAACTCTACTACTGTGTCTTTTGTTAGAATATTAATAGAATCCCTTTGTTGTGAAGAATGCATCTCAGTTAAACGTTCTGCTATTGTTTTATTATAAGTACCAACTGTAACTTCTGCTATACTTGCCATAGCATTGCCAATTTCATATACAATATAATCATCTGCTGGTACATTATGATTTGGGAAACTTAAAGATATTAAGTCACCAGGCTTCATTAATTCATATCCTTTCATTTGCATTTTTAATGTAATCTTTTTTGCAGGCGTGTTATGCACTTCTAATAATTGTTCTGCTTTAACCTTTGCTTCTTTGGCATGTTTAATGTTACCATCAACATATGTTATTACTTTAGGGTCATCTGTATCAGACATATCTACTGTGGCTTTAACATTGTCTCCTACCACTACAACCTTATTTGCTTTATCAAATAAAGACTCATTGTTTTCAACCCCTATTAAATTATTACCATCTGCGTAAGTTAATGAAAACTTTCTTTTGCTTTCATAATTATTAGCATCTTGAACTTTAATTTTATTATCTACCAAAGTAAATTCTAATCCTGATTTGGCCCCCAAGAAATTCAAAGCATCGAATACTTTACTTTCTGTAAAGTTAGTGTTCAAAATAAATGGTTTCTTAGAATATGTAACAATTTCATCTTCTGCAACTGGTCTGTAATACATATCATATGTTCCATCACCATCCATACTATTAATTACTACGTTTGCATTACTAATAGAAGCGATTTGTCCTATAAACTTTCCATCTTGGTTGTATATAAAATCATTAGGAGATAATCCCGCAGCATTAGCAGCAAGGGTTATAGTAGCACTACTAACACTTGCAACTATATTGCCTGTATATGTTATATTTTTATCATCATTACTTAATACTAAATTGTTTTCTGTTAGTAAATCATTTATTGCTGTACTAGCATCAGTACCAATTGATATTGTAGAACCTAAATATAATTTAGTAGGGTCTCCTTTTATTTTTGTTTGGGTTTCTAATGTAAAGGTTTCACCAAACGAAACGACTCCATTACCAGTAAGTTTACCGCTATATTTTAATCTAATTCTTTTCAGTTTTGATGTATCGGTAATACTAGCCGTAATTGGAGTATGTTGTGAGTTAACACCGTCTGTTACATAACAGTCATAAGTTTGTCCATTTGAAAATAGAGCCATAGTATTATCAATATCTCTTCTATCAATATATGTGTACGCTTTATGTGAATCACTAGCATTAGAAGTATCTATCTCAAGAGGTAAATACATTGAATATATATTTTCACTATATTGATTTGTAGTTCCAGAACCACCACTTAATAGATTAGAAGTTTCTATATCATACTGTAGTCCTGTATCAAACATGGAATGTAAATCAATATAATCTGGGGTGTCGTCAAAGGTTTTTTCTGCTATTCTCATTAATTTATACTGAGAGCCATATGTATTTATATTAATTGCTTTATCTAAAGTTAATACATGTTGTGACCTTGAGTCGCTTCCTGCTCCTGCATCAGTTGAAGAACCTGCTGTATGTGCGGTAATTCTAGAAATAAAAGTGGGAGCACCTTCTTTTACAAATCCAGACTCAGTTACTACCTTACTAGCATTTGCATGACTCCAAGATACATCATATGTGACACCACCAGTAGTAACCGTTTTATTATTTACATTTCTTTTACATCCCTGTATATTATTGCCATTAATACTTGTATAACTTATGTGTTCCCAATCATATAAAGGCCCCACCGAATTGCCAGAAACAACATAAGAATAATAACCCCAAATTTTAACAGTACCACTTGAAGGTAAATGTGCAGTAGATGTTAATGTTATAGTAGTATCAGTAGCATTTACAGAACTGTCATTTAGTGTAGTGCTAATATCATTTGGTAAAGCACCAACTTCTAATCTAGTGCCAACAATATAATATCCTTCTAAATTATTTACAAAGGACAACCAATTATGTTTTGATGCATCATTCATTTGGAATGTTAATTGGTTTGAATTAGCATTACGTTGAACGCCTAATGTTCCTAATGTATTTGTAGATAATCCTGTTAAATCAAACCCAGGCTTAACAAACATTTGCGCACTAAACATTACTCCTGTATCAACTTGATTGTCTTGGTGGTGTGTTGTTCTAGTAGCAGGGCTTCTACTTTCTTCATTTGATAAAATCCTTTGTTTAGTTCTTGTGCCCACAAATGCAGCATTCTTTCCTTTTCTTTTTATCATAATATTAGGCCCATGTTGGTCTATTTCAGAATTAGCAGTATGGGGGTCAAACGTATTATAGTCAGCATTTGTAGCACAATCTAAAGGAGCACTTGTAATTCCTAAATCATAACTCATGTCAGATAAACTATTCTTAATATCCTTAAAGACAGCAACGCAATTATCATATAAATGCCCTGTTCCCATTAAGAAGTTTTGTGCCTTATGTGTCTGATTATTTAGACTACTCGTACTATCAAATGTTTCTAAACATAATGCGCTTAGAACTCTAGAGGTATGGTGATAATTAGGAGGAGTATAACTATCCCAATGGTCTCTACTATTTTCCCATTGTTCTGTATCGTGGAATGCAGAAATAGCATAATACTTTTTATCAGTATTATCATTATTTCTTCTAACACCTGAAACTAATGGTATGAAAATATTCTGTGGGTCTAATGTTAAAGTAGTAGGATTATCCTCATCTCCAGTTAAAATATTATAATCAAAGTATGATTTATCAATTGGTTCTCTTGCTAGTATTACATTTGTAAACTTAATCGGGTTTTCCGCTAAATCATTAAACCCATCATTAGTAGTTGCATATAGATTAAAGTCCATCATTCCTGGTAGTTTGTGAAGTACACTCGTACCGCCTGTTAATTTATATTCCTGTCTTAATACATACACTTTAGCATTTACTCCTGTATTAAATAACATCCAGTTGCCGCTTGTCCAATTACTACTATCTGAAGAACCATGTAATGAAACTTGTTGCCCCTTATATACTGCTAATAAATGACCAGATGCCGCGCTATATAACATATCATTAGGTTGTACGGTAATAGTTTTATTATTACCAGAAGAGGCCGTACTAGTTTTGAATTGTATTGTTCCCTCATCCTCATCTATATCACAATAAGTTATATTACTAGTATCTGGTTCTGTTGGTGTTTTAAACCTCTGATATTTAAAGTTAGCAATTTCTGGTATTTTGCTAGTGGCTGGCATATTTTCAGCATCAACAGGATTAAAGTGCCAATCATATGTTGCTTCTACTAATCTCATAACACCCCATCTCTTAATACCATCACTATTAACAGAACTAGATGAAATCTGACCAGTTTGATAATTGCTTTCTTTCATTAGTGCTTCACTACTTGTTCCTTGATAATTAGCATGACTAATAGAGGCACCATCTTGTGAATCTGATTCTAATAACATTCCATATGAAGTTAAACTTTTACTAGAGAATCCTAAATGATTGTGTCTTAATTTAGACTCAGGGTATAAATCTCCTAAAGCCATCAACTCATAATTTTTAATCCTAGTATCTTGATTTTGTAAATCAGATATTGCACTAAATCTAAGGGCAGCAGAGCCACTGCTTGCTCCCCATGTTTGTATTTGTAAATTACCCTCATTAAGTGTTTCTTCTAGAACAAGGTCTCTAACTGAACTTTCTGGTGGTGTTAAAGCAGAATTGTCTGAAAGTTTATACAAATAATTACCAGTAGCGGTTTGATAGTGTGCATTATAATCTGAATCAATTATATTACTACCTTCTATTGGAGTGGTGTTATTTGTTAATAATAATGTTGGTGATAGTGACGCACCATCTGGTCTAATACAATAAGACGGTGCAGCCGCAGACATGCTTAAATTTCCTAAATCATTATAAATAGAATTTACAGACGTTTGGCTCAAACTTCCTGGTGTAAATGTTTGAAGGTCTTGGTACTTAAAAATTCCAGAAGATAGATAGTTATATCCACCATGAGTATTTTTTAATTTATGAAGGAACCCTGCTTTTGGTATATTATTATTTAAGAAGTATAAATAAGAATTGCTATCTGTAAATCTAGTATCAGATGTATTCGTTTCAATACTTGCTAACACAATGGGCATAGTCGGTGCAACTGTTAATGTGGTTGGTTCACCTTCCTTTTCTATTTTATTTACAATTGTATAATAATTATGAGAAGACGAAATTATTTTACTAGATTCTGTAGGTATTGGATTATCTTCATTTCCAAGTTTAAATGCAAATTTAGAATCTTTGCTTTTTAATCCCTTCACGCTAGAAATGTGATAACCTAAAGAACCGTCCTCTCTATAACTACCCGTAGCAGAAGTATATGGCAACGATAAAGTAGATTGATTTCTGTTTGCATCATATATCAACTCTTCACCATCAATGAAAACAAGGCCTTTATCGCTTGCAGAAACTAAGTCAGTTGCATTAGAACTTGCTAATGGATTTACATTTAAGGCTTTAACAGCAGTTTGATAAAATTTATTAGTAGTAGTATTAGTTAAACTTACTGCTTTAACAGGTGTATTAGAACTACCATTACCTGCTAATGCACCATCTCTTAATGTTACTGTATTACCAGAAACACCATGAACTTCTCCTATTAATGTCATGTCGGATTTAAAAATTAAATCATACTTTGCTAAAGAAGAAGCATCGGTACTTGTAAAGGTAGTAACACCTGCACTAAAACTACCACTAACAGCAATACTAATTGTTTCTGATGATAAAAACATTGGGTTTAAAGAAGAATAAATAATATCATTTGTATAGTTTAAATTCTTATTGACAGTATTATTTAGTAACTTAGCCAATTTATCTCTACCTGTAATCTCATAGGTGACTAATCCTTTATTATTTTTAGCCACTGTGTCTTCTACATTACCTCTAAATATCTCTTCATCTATAGCATAATTACCAGATAAATAATGCATAAAAGACGGTTTATATGTAGCAGAAGTTCCTGTTGGGATATATAATTCTTTATCAGAATCCTGTAACTTTAGATACTTAGTTTCTGAATCACCATAATCAATTGGTATATCTAATCCTATAAACTCCCCAGATAATAATACTAGTTTATTATTATAAAGTGAAGAACTAGATTTAGATACAGTATTACCGTTCATTGTTAATCTTTTAAATGCATTTGAAGCATATACTACTTCTGTATCCATTGGTGTATTTGAAATCAACCCACCATTCCAAGAAGCAACATAGGCATTTGCTTTATCAAATGTTACCATTGATGACATGTTACTATATACATTATCCTTTGTGCCTCTTACTTTGTTTACGGTAAGCGTTTGAGTTCTATATGATATATCAGGGGCAGCAATTGCAGAGACCATGTAGTAGTTAGTATCAACTCTAATGGAATCTCCTGACTTAATTAAAGAATCATTTCTACAATCAAACCCTTCTGGTATTTGATTTAATATAATTTTATACCCAGATGCAGAATTACTAGTTACTGTATAAGGTAATTTATACTCACCTAAGACCCCAGTAAAGATAGAATTTCTTATCTTAAATGAAGCGTCTTCTTTTAATTTTAAGAACTGTGTTCCAGTTTGGTCTAGAGTTTTTGCTCTTGCTATTTGTGTTGCTTTATTTCTTGGATAATTTACAGAAGTATCTATAACAGTAGTTAATATATTGTTCTTTAAATCAGCACTTTTATAATGAAGGTGTCTAACTGGCCCAGTCATATCAGCATGAGCATGGGTGTAATCTGTATAATTAAACCAATTAGCATGAGTTACCATTCTATCATATGAGTTTCTTTGAGCATTTCTATTTATCATACGCCATACTGAAGGGTCAGGCGAAAAGGTACTATTGTTATCATAATCATATTTTGTTCTATCCTTTTCTTTTATGTTATCTACTAATGTAGCATCTAGATTTTTTGGCCCTAAATCGGTTATCAATGTTCCGAAATCAGGTTCAGTTAAAAAGACACTTTGACAAATATCCCTACCATAATATATTGTTAATGCACCTTCTAATGCTGTTGGTATATCTTCTTTAATATCATCTAATGTAGGTGTCGATGCATGTGCTGTTACTAAATTACCTACATACTTTTTAACACCACTTACATCCATCCAAATACTGTGTCCTTGATAATCAGAATTGTTTAACACAGAAGAATTAATTGTTGAGGTACTATGATATTTACCATCTGAAGTTTGACTAGCAGTACCTCCAAAAGAAGTCCAATTCTTATAAAACCTACAACTGGTTAATTGATATTTTGTGCCGTAATTTAATTGGTCTTTTGTATCTAATCTATCTTCATAAAAATACCATGTAGGTCTACTTACAACATTGCTAACATCATATTTATCTGATATAGGGGAGGAGGAAGAAGATGTGTTTCCTCTTAACCCATAAGAAACCGCAACCACATTTGTATTAGTAACATGAGGGCCAACATAAAGTTCAAATTTAGTATCTATAGGCAAGTCTGATGGATATTTAGGAGAAAATTCTATACCATCACCATAAGTATCGTATTGAATGATTTTTGTTACCTTTGCAAAGTGGGGTCTAATAGATAATGTTCCATCGTTTCCTGTAATCTCTGGGTTTATTAAAATAAAATAATCATATTCTTCTAAATCCATTCCTAAACCAGCACTACCAACAGCCGAAGTACCAGAAACAGTATCCTTTAATCTAACTCTATTAGACTTAGTATCTTGTAAATTAGAAGCATGTTTAGAAATATGGTTAGCATCTGTAGCAGTATCAGAATAACCAGCAGGGTGTATTCTATTAACCAGACCCGTATCACTATTACCAGATATTTTAGGTTCTGCATTAAGAATATTACCATTGCTCATTAAATCATAAGGTGCTTTTCTAATCTCATAAAAGTTGGCTGAAAGATTATCTATGCCAGCAAAGTTACCAGAAGAAGGAATCCCTGGGTTTTTGATTATAGGATTAACTGGGGTTTCATAAAAAGCAACTGTAGGAAATGCGTTGCCTTTTTGAGCATAAGTATAATTTAAAGTTTCACTTTGAGTTTTCCCAGTATTCAAAACATAATAATAATTCTCTGCCATATTAATCCCACCTATAATAGAACACTATATCTGAATAACCAGGAGAAAGCGAAGTATAATTTAATGTTGGTTCTTGTCTTGTATACATTGCCATCTCATATAATTCTCCAAAGAACTGTGTGTTTTTATTACTACCGTTTTGCCCAATAAAACAATCAGTAGTATCAAATTTAAACCTTGGTGTAAATGTAATTTTTTGTTCTTTGACTAATCGGTTATTTAGATAAAGTTTAATATCTCCCGTCTTAGATACACAACAAGAAATTTTATACGTGTTTTCTAAATACAACGCTTCTCTTGGGTGTGAAGCATATAAAACCGTACCTGTTGTAGCGATAGGATTAGACACCAATGTAATCTGTGAAGCACTATCTCTACTCGCAACTGTACCTATTAATTCATTAGAAGCATTATATATTTCTTCACCAACACCTAAATTAGTTGTTGTAACTCCGGTTATAACTTTTTGATTTGAATCTGTTGTCCAAGAGTTATCTGTAGTAACATTGCTATAATCATCTGTTGTTGATTGACTACCACCAGAAGTAGCAATTTGTATTTTTACTTCATGATTACTACTAGGACTAGATGCTGTTAATTTAGATGATAATGCACTTCCATTAATTGCAGTTATTAAATTGGAAGCAGCCTGAGTTGTACTAGAACCTATTTGGAAATAAGTATAGCCACTACCAGTAGCACCAGTAGATTGAGAACCTAAATTTGATGCTTTAAATTTAACAGTTACTGCACCATCAGCACTAATAATTTGTATATATTTATCTGGTGTAACAGCAGTAACTCCACCAGCAAAAGTTACTTTAGTAACATTGGTAACATTTTCTGTAATAGTAGTATTGCCAGCAGCCCCAGATGTACCTTGTACCAAATTAACTTTATTACCATTACCACCATCGTTTGATGCGGTTATATCTAACGCACTAACACTATTAATAGCAGTAGTTAAATTATCTCTAGTACCTGTTCCATCTGCTACTCTATAAATAACATAAGTGTTTCCACCATAAGTAATAGTCGAACTTGTTGCATTCGTTGATTTAGTTTTATGTGCTGCTAAAAACTTAGTAGTTGTGCCATCACTATCTTCAAGAGTAATAACATTGGTAATCTCATTAACATTTTCCCCATCATCAAAATCCTCTAATGTGATATGGCTCATATTAGTTTTAGTAACTGTATAAGCATTTCCTGCTGTGCCTGTTGCATCAACAGTTAATTTTGTATTAGGAGGAGAACCAGTACCAGTAGTAGCAGTTACTTGTGTATTCCCATTACTATGATTAATAGCCGCCTGTAATGATTGCAATGTATTTGTTGCGTTACTTCCTTTTTTAAATGGGTATACTGTTATTGTGCTATTACTATCAGTTCTACTTACTGAAGTTCCAATAGTAACAGTAGAAGCATTTGGATAAGGATGATATAATTTAGCACTACCACCAGTTGTAATAGTAAGATAATTATGCGTTACAATACTTTCTGCTACACCATTTGCCATTTGAGTTATTTCTATACCGGCAGGCATAGCAGAACCTTTAGTTAATGTTCCACCTGTTGGATTATTTATGTTTGCCGTAAAGGTAGCAACAATAGCGGGAGGATTTACTTGGTTGCTAGGTTCTGGCCCACCTGTTACTGTTCCAGCCCAACCAGAATTTACTAGATTAACAGCAGCAACAAATTGTGAACAAGTTAATTCAGCATCTCCTTTCCTATCATAAGACCTTGAGCCTGCTGGATAACCTTGTGATTGTATAGGCGCACCATTAGTAGCACCTGTAATAGCATACCATTTAGTGGTTGTATTGCCATCTTCACTTACAACCTGTATATATTCATTTGCATCTGAACTTGTAGTTGAATCTGGATTTGCACCAAATTTAATAGAACCCGTACCTGCTGTTGGTAAAGTATCAACACTAAACGAATTATTAGCAGCAATTATTTTTGCAGTAGCATTTTGAGCAGGATAATATGATTGTGGAGTACCTGAAAAAGTAACACTACCACTAGCAGTTGCTGCTATAATATCTATTTGATTGCCCCAAGAAGTGCTATCAAATGAAAGAGTATTATGTGGCAACGCATTTTGAGCATTCGTTGCTATTTGCCTTAAGTTACTAGCCGTACCTGTGTAATAACTAGTAGAGTCTGAAAAATTATTTAATCTATTAGAACCGTTTAATAATACATCAGTTCTAACTGGAGCAGAACCATCAGCAAACTCTGCAACCAATCTATATTCAGCAGGTCTATTGTTATTAGAGGCTGCTTGATTTTCTAAATATAATTGAAATTTAGTATTGTAATAAATCATCATCTTATGTGATAATCTATTAGTAGTAAAATAATCATAACTTTGATATGTTTCTGGATTAGATGTGCTATCTCCTAAACTTGGTGGGGTTCGTACCGAATTTAAATTACCTCTATCAGCCGTAGTCCAACTCCCATAACCATTTACATCATATGGTGTAATAATGGCCTCTAATGTAAAAGACTCTAAACCCCAAGGGCCACCTCTAGCATCTACTTCTGATGCGGCCTCGTTATAATCAGCATAAGTCTGCTTCAAATAACCATCGCATAGCATAGGAAAAACTAATGCCTTTGTATCCCCCACATATACTCCGGGCATTTTGTCACCTAAAATCCTGCATTAATAAAGTCTGATATTGCTGTAGATGCCTGTGTAAACGTCATACTAAATGTTATTGATGGTAATTCTGCACCATTAAACGAGCATGAAAAGTCTTGAATAAATCCAGTAAGACCCGGAATCTCCGCGTCATTTGCAATGATTTCGGGCCAGGGTGTTCCACCAAAAGATAGTTTAGTTCCCGATTTAGTTTGTGGTATATCATAGTCACGATTAGCCCAAGTAAAAGGAATTAGAGGACACTCCTCTAATGGTGTATTTTCATCAACACCGCTATGATAGATAAAATCAGTATCTACCCTACTAGGCATTAAAACAATTAATTTAGATAAGTTTTGGTCTTCATGTAAGAAAGAAGAATCAACATAGGAATGTATTAATTGTCCTATTTCAAATGCTGTTAATGTTTTAGTAACTTGGACACCATGTTTATTTTGCTTTTTAATTTCTTGGTCTAATATTATTCCACTTAAACTAACACTCTTTGAGGCCATGCCTGCATCTAATGCTACAGTGGTAGACTCACCAGAGATAACACCAGAAAATGGGATAGGTACAGGGAGAGATTGTTTATTAGTATTAATATCTAATTGAGTGCATAATAAACCTATCCTGTTCTCCTCTAGGTCACCAGTTTTAGAACCATCTGCTGCCCTTCTTGCTAACTCTAACATAACATAATTTTTGTATCCGTTTGTTAAATTTCCATAGTCTACCATCTAACCACCCATTGCTATTGTACCTTGTCTATTCATTCTAATGTTAATCTCTCTTGCTACCTTATTTGCTATGTCTCTTATTTCAGCATCAGAAGCACCAACACGCCCATTTACATGTACGTTGATTGTATTTCCTCCCATACCTCTTGAATTAGCATTAGAAGTAACTCTTGCACCTGCTGGTAAACTAACTAATTCTGGGCCTTTTTCGCCAACAAGAGCCATACCGCCCTGTGAAACACCCCCACTTGAAAATAGTTTTCCAAGAGTTAAATTCCAAAGTAACCGTCCAATACCCGATATAATACTAACCGCTAAGGTTGCTAATGCTGCTGTAATACCTATTAAAATACCCATACCTAATGTTGCTAACCCATACATTATTTCACTCAAGAAAATCCAAATGGCATCTAAAAATCTTCCTTCCCAAATTGCTTTACCTAATTTCCAAACACCCTTAAGAATCATTATAAGAGATTCTTTTATTATTATAAACACAAGACTAAATATCTTAAATTCATCATTTACCTTTTTAAATACTCCTGGTATTTTTTTAGCAAGTGACACTACTACTAATAATCCTATTACTAAAAGCATGCCATATATTGAAAAAGTCATCAATCCTCTCAATAACCCCGCAGCCAATTTTGGAAGCATTTTAAATCCTGACATAAAGAATTTGGCTGCTTTAGTAAATATACTATTTTTATTTGCTTGTATATCATGAACTTGTCTACCCATCGCATCTTTTCTACCAGTATCAACAATGTCAAAAGGTTTAATTTTACTATAGATTTTACCCATCCGTTCTTTTATTCCTTTAATTGAAGTTTCTTTCGTAAACCCTTCAGTAAATTTTTCTGAGTAATATTTAAAGACTCCTTTTTTACTTAAATCTTGGGCCTTTGTAGCATTTTTGTTTAAAGTTTGATACATATTACTTGTTTTTTCTAATGCTTCTTCTAAAGAATCATACTCCTCAATCATCGCTTTAATTACATCGTCCTCTCTAATTTCTTTTAATCCTTTAACATAGTCTTCTGTCCATTCTCCTTCTCTTAATTTTCTTAAGGCGGTTTCTGCTTTTCTATATCCCAGTTCTGAATCTTTTAATGCATCTGCTAAGTCATTACGTATTTTAATGCTTTCTAACATTTCCTTATTAGCCTTTGCTTGGGCATCAGTCATTAATTCGACAATGTTAGATATAGCCCTTAGTCGGGCCTGAAATCTCCAAAGCCAAGAACCAGATGTGAGTCTAGCAAAGAGCGTCCATTGTTTATTTCCGGCTTTACCTAATTCACCGAATCTACGTAATGCGCCACTCATCGCATTGTCAACTGAATCTATTTGAGAACTTAAACGCTCTAATTGTGATGCTATATTCTCACCTCAACGCTTTAATGCATTATCTATTTCATTTGCTTCGTGTCGTTTTGCTTCACCATGTATCGTTAGCATTTCCATAATAATTTTACTTGGTGTTTGATAGGCTATTACTGGGTCAACTGAAAATGTAACACAATAGGTATACAATGCTATTTTTAGCGCAACCTTTGGTTTCACTTTACCTCCTTTAAAAGCCCTTCGATATTCTAGTTTCCCATATCATCCCCTAATATATCCATAAACGGATTAGGCAGTATTTCCTTTAACTGCGCTCCGATATACGGAGATAATCTTAGTAGTTCTAAACCACTAAGACTAGGTTCTGTTTTTTCAACGAAGTTTTCTGCCATGAACTTATACATTGCGTTCAGGTCTAACTCCATTCCATTCTGTGCGTCCATCTTCATTATACTAGATAACGCTTGTTCTACTTGAAGCCATGTGGGTTCTTTTATCCACACCTTCAATATATCATCTGATTTATCATCAACTTTCAGATGATGACACTTTGTCTCTACGGCTGCAAACAGCCTATTCTTGTCACTTACTATTTTTTCCATTTTTCCACCTACAATTTATACTAACAAACAAACTTACTTGTTAGTGGAATATTAAATGCAACAATCTACCTTTTTATCCCCCGTAAAATGGCCGATTTCCGACCCCCGAAATGCGGATAGACCCGCCTCGGTTGAAATGTTCTCTTGATTTTAGCCACCACCCGTCCAGAAAAAGTTTTATTATCATATCTTTACGTTTTAAGGGGTGTTTACCCCTGTATAACCCACTTTCCTGTATAGGTGCATGTCCCAAATGTCCGAGCCTGTGCAGTAAGAGAAACCTCAAGTGGGCCTTTATCATCTGGGAATGGAATGTCAACCGCAGTAGTAAGATAATCCTTTAATGTTAACACTATCTTATCATTTGCGTTACCATCCTTCTCAAATTCTATTTCAATATCTCCAACAGTAGAATCAGTTTCATTTTGTTTTCTTAGTTCAGCCCACATTGTGTTGTCTACAATTAACATATTTAGTTGAACTTCGTATGTTCTTTGTCCTGCAACATGTGCAGAAGCAATTGTTCTATCGTAGTTACCAATGTAACGCTGTGGAGTTAAGTTATTTACAATGGTAATTGAACCACTTTTTACTCTAGCAAGAGTTTGCCCAAACATTTTTACTGAACCATCTGAATACATATATGGTTTAGTGTCATCACCTGTTTTAGTCTGTCCGGTTAATGCCTTTCTATTAAAAAGATTGTCATGGTTTTGTATATTTCTTCTAGGAATATATGCTTCTTCTGCATCGTGTACTGTTCTACATACAGCATCAATAGTAGCCTTTACTTCTTGTCCTTCTTCAAAGTTTAATGTAAGAGTATTTACTTGCATTCCAGTATATATTTTACTGAAGTGTTTTCTCTTATCATCAGTTGTATCTTGTGTTCCATAAGTTACATTATGTTTTTCAGCAGTTACTTCTAATGCAAAGGAAGGTAAATCTCCTGAATCGTTTTCACTAAATGTGTAGTTTGTATATCCTTTTATTCTTTTATAATTTCCTGCTGTTGCAGATGCAGGTAATGGAGGCCATGCTATACCACCATTTACTTTGTATATGGTTGAACCAGCAGATGCTAAACCGTAGGCTTGGTCTTGCTTATTGTCTAAATTTAGAGCAAGGGTTTCATTTGTTAATATTTCAGTGCCAGCATGTAAATATGTCATTCCACCCAATGCATAATACAACCAAGAACCATTGTTAAGAGATACATCTATTGATGCATTTCCTACAGTTTCACTACCCTTGTATTGGTAATTAAAATTACGTGTTCCACCGAGAGCCATGTTTAATTGTTTCATTTCTGCATCTACAGTTGGTGGGGTAATTGTATTAACTAATCCTAACCAATTATCAGCATTTAGTGTAGGCTTTGCTGTGTCTGCTCTAGGGTGTGGGCATGGTGCACCAAACGCTAATATCTTACAAGTAAAATCATCAGTATGTGTGTCTGAAAGTTTTTGGTTAAAGGTAATGGTGTTAGCAGTGTTAGATTTAATCATTAAAGTAACAGTATCTAGTAATGTAGCAGAGTCATCTGCATATCTTCCTACTGTTGCCATGCAACCCTTATACAAATCAGTTACTAATGTAGTATTAGCACCTGCTGTCCACGTTAAAATCTTTTTACCAGCGTCTGTATTCGCTGACAAACTTATCTTTTTTATTGAGTTATTTGTGGTTCCTACTAACTCAGATAACTCTAAATCTATTTCTGGTATCAGCGTTGCTGATAACCCTGCTCCTGTATATACTTCATTTAACACCATTTTCTTTCACCAAACAAACAAACTATGTGGTTCTCCCGAACCTTTTCATGGTAACTGACAACTTATAACCTAATAAACGCTTACCTCTATCATTAGCCTCACTTCTGCCAGTAATTTCAATTAAATCGGCTGTGTAAGTATTGCTATTTACAACAACTTTAGGACGTAGCCCCTTCTTCTCTATGATGCTACGCACAATCTGATATAAACTTTGTAGCCTCACTCTTGAAAATGTTAGGTCACCCCAATCTTTTTGATGTAATACTCTCAAATGAATAGTAAAAGAATATTCTTCATTTCTAACCCCCCAATCAATTGTAGGATGGGTAATGCTGCTACTCTCTTCATAAACTATAATTACCGCCTTTTCATCGGCATCTACTCTTCGTCCCTTATTGGGTTCAATAGACCTAACATCAATAAAATTTATGTTATCAGCACCGGGCTTATGTTCAACTATACCAGCCGCAAGATGTGCTGTCCAATTATCTTCTAATAACTTAAGAACAAAGGTTACTTCATCAACCAAGTGCATCAGCCACCGATTTGTTAATCTCATCTTCAAGACGCTTTGCGATATATGTTTCCATAATCTCTTCTGCTGCTTCTTCTATGAATTGTTCAGTTAACTTTCTTGAAGATGGAATACCTAATACTTCTTCTGATTTCCCTCTTTCTAACATACGTAATTCCATTTCGCGAGTGTTTCTAAGCAATTCCTGCTTTAAAATTTCTTTCTTCATGTTATCAATCTATTAAATGTACAAGGTTTCTTTTACCTTCAAGAATAGCATTAGCCTCAGTAGTTAAAATTTCGTGCTTTTTAGCCAAGTCAATATTAGAACCAGTTTCTGCAATTAAGATAGTATTGTCATCAGTTACTAACACTTCTGCGGCTACTAATTTAGTGGTTGCTTCGTGAATGGCTGCTGGAACCTTTGAACTACCTCTAACATAAGTAATACGCACCGAATGTTTGTGATTATGGGGGTATTCTGTTCTAAAAAATAACTTCCCTTCATCTGATAAAGTCCAAAACTCTTCAGTTCTCCCGCCAGATTCATTATCAGTAAAATTAATCGGGGTTTGTGCTACTCCACCAATATATTCAGTTAATTTACAGATGGTTCCTGCATCAGATGGTAATTTAGAAGAAATATAAACGCCAGTTCCCGCCTCATTTGGGCAAGCATAGAAAAAATCAGAAATTTTTCTGCCGCCTGTTGTAATGGGTATAGATTTTGCAACCGTAGCACCAGTAAATGGTGCGGTCTTAGAAGGAAATACTTCATTAATTGCTGCGCAAATTTCTAATACTGTTGTTTTTTGTCCGAATTGGTCAAAGAAACCAGTATGTGAGTTATCTTCAAGCATCCATACATTAGTATCCCCTACTTGAAGTTTTATTTTATATCCAGCCGAACCATCACCTAAAGGCGGTTGAATGGCTGTTTGTGGTGTATATATACAAGAAGCAGAAGCCATGTCAACATATGAACTGCCTTGATATACTTCTAGTCTAAGAATTTTACTAATCTTTTCACTATTTAATTGTATAAAACCTACATAATCTTTCCATGCTTGAACAGGATAAGCACCCATTCTAGACATATCAAAATCATGGATTTCCTTTTCTATAATTTCTGGTCTGAAAGAAACCTTTAACTTATCATCAATTTTACCCTCAACTCTTCTAATAATGCTACCAATGGCGGCTATATCTGGTGTGGTATTAGCCGTAAATGCACCACATTGTAATAAATCAGAAACATCACCATGCTTAGTATAATATCCTATACCAGTCTCATAATTTGCTGCTGCCCCTACTACATAATCACTCTTACTTATCTTACTCATGTTAACACCCTTTGTAAATTTGCCATCTGCCTTTTAATATAATATAGAATAGTATTTGTTTTAACATTTACATTTGTTGGTTGTCCACCAGTCTGTGTTTTACCTGCTAAACCCCCGCCAGATGCCTTTGGCTGTTTAAACCTTAATTTCTTTTGTTGGTCCCATCTTCCTTTACCTTCTGGGCTTCTTTCAGTCCAATCTCTAAATTCAAATTCATCGGTTATGTGATAAGATATTGCGTCAAAATAGAATACATCGTATATTTTATTTAGTAAATATTTAGAATTTTCAACTATGTCTTCATCGTCTTCTTCTTGTATTAATCGTAGCCTATCTTGTCTTTCGCTATCAGAGGGATGGACTGTAGATAATTCAATTTGTAGTATTCCCACTTTATTAGGAATTAGTACATCATCTAAACTGTTTTTAATTGCTCTAGAATGAGATGCTGCATTTTTTAAATCTAACTTAATACCATCTGGTGAGTTCCAACTATCATCTATAAAAAATCTTTTATGTCCATTAGGACTATTTTCTGGTGCATGTATTATAGGTTGGGTTCTTCGTCTATTAGTATCAAATATGCGCTTTGTTCTTTTATTAGATTGTAATTCTAATATATCTAACTCAAATTCATTTGGGCGAAGTTCTTGTGTTTTTTTCCACCGTATAATTTTATTTACTAGCATTATATCTAAGTCATCAAACTTTAATTTACTAAATATTTTACCCTCTTCTAATACTTTATCTAACTTTGTTTCTGTCATTAAGTCTGCATCAAGTAATTGACCACCAATATATTTAACATCTTCTAAAAAGCCACCGGCCTCTTGAGATAATATATCTTTTTTAGGGTCATACTCTTCAACAGAGACTCCTTCATCGTGTAACTCGTTCCAGGCCTGTTTAAGATGAATCCTTTTTAACATCTTTTTATCAGCCTCTGTAATAGGATATTCAGAATGAGGTTGATACTTATTTATTGCTTTTTTAACTTTAAAGGAACTTCTATGACTAAATGTTGGGGGGTCTTTTCCTCTTTTTGAAATAGGTAAAATGCCTTCGTTCTCAAATAATTTATGAAATAGTGCTTCAAAGTCTATCTTAATTGTATATAATTGTTCCACTACTGATACCTTTTTACGTGTTTTAGGTAATTGTATTTTGTTTTTTTGCTTTGTTATTTCTACAGTAACATATTCACTTTGTTTCAAACCGTCTTCTTCTGTATCCCCTAACATATCATTTATCAAATCTAATGCAGGGTCATATCTCTTACCTTTATCTGCTGCTTGAAATATCTTTTTACTTTCAATTCCTTTTGTGTGTGCAGAAAGTATGTGGTCTGTTCCTAATTCAGTATTAATTTCACTTACTATTGTGTTCTTTCCTTCGTCTAATAAACCCTGGTTTAATACCATTTTTAATTGGTCTTTATTACCAACATAATCCATCAATAAATGAACTAATTTATCCACCTGTAATCCTTGAAGTTTTTTCCATGCATAGTCAACATGTCTTTTATATTCTTCTTCATCGAAAATAACATCACTATCTCTTTCAGATAGTTGTGTTAAAAATGAAGGATTTAAAAAATGTAATAAAACATCTTCTACTCTATCATAATCGTTATCACTAAAAGGCGATGCTAAGTATTGTAACATTAACTTGAATAAAGGATGATGTTCCGGTTGGGAACCCATCATTGATTCTTCAAGTTCTATTACTTCACCAATATCATAACTTCTGCCATTATACCTAATATCGTCAGGTATGGTAATAGTCATTCAAATCACTCATGCTAACCAAGCCGCCCATGCAGCCCCTTTAGAAATCATCTTTCCTAAACCTAAGCCACTCCCAGGGGGCGTATAAGAGGGTTGGCCTGTCATTGGGTCTATCCAGTAAGCGTTCCCCATAGTATCATATCCAGCAGGAGTCACAGGGAAGCCTGATGGATTGTTAAATGCTTGTTGTTGTTGCATTGCAACGTTATTAGCCTGAACCATTGGATTACCACCCGAAATTTGTGATGGTTGTAAACCGCCAGCATTAGGCATGTTTGCGCCTTGTGGTGTATATGATTGAGGCATCGCTTGCGGTTGTGTTTGTTGCATTGATGCTTGTGCATAGCCTTGTGTTTCTAAATACTGTTGTTTAGCCATCTTTCTCTGGGCTACTACTTCAGTATTAACTGCGGCTGCTAATACAGCCTGTACATCTAATTGAATGTTAGCATCGGTTATTGCATTAAATGTAGCGGTACAATCAGGATGAACAACCATTTCTCCACTAGAACCTTGAGTTAACTTTAATGAACTAAGCATTTTTGCTACTACTCGTTCTACAGAATCTTCTACTAATTTATCTAATGCCATTAAAAATCCTTCACCATGATACTCAAAGAACTCTTCTACATGATTAGTCTGTAATGTTAATAAATTGTTGGTGGCTTTAAATTGAGCCGCCCCTTGTGCATCTATTTGTTGTGCAATACTTGAGTTACTTGTTCCAAATACTCCCATATTATTCTACCTCTTCTTCTACTATTTGTGGAACTGGTGTTCCTTCTGTCATCAACTTAATTATTCTATTATTGTTTGCGTGACTTTCCATTGTTAATCTAAACAATTCATCTTCTGGTGTTTCTACGGCCATTTGTGGAGGTTTAATTGTCCAGCCACTAGCCGCCAAACTCTCAATATCGGATTGCCTTAATGAAGTTAGCGGTGCAGATTCTAAGATTTTAGGTACTTTGGGTGTAGGTATGTATGCACTAAAAGAAAGGCCGTGTTCTTCGGCTATTCTTTGTTGCTCTAACATCTCATATTGTTTATGTAATTGTGCATGCTTCTCACAATAAGTCCCTCTCATTGGATAACCCTTTCTAACTTTGTGAAGGGGTATTGTTGGTCTCATTGGGTCACCTGCCTCCCAAACCTTATGAGTTCCACATACTACACATCTATCCTGTATATTGAATTTATATCCATAAGGTATCTTCAAAAAAGACTTTCTTTCAGGCCATAAAATATTAATCATTTCCTTAACTTGCTTCTTTGGTTTACTACTCTTATAATCATATTGCATAACAGACCCTGCTGCTCTTGCATACTTCATTGGTGGTAAAAACGCGTTCCCCACAGCCGCGCTTTGTGCTCCAATTAAACTTGGTGGTTGGTATTGCATACTCATTCTTTACACTCCTTGCATTGACACATTACTCCTTGCGAGCAATTTATATTGAAAACTCTTTTTGTTGGCATTAATAATCCTCTATCATTGTTGTGACTCCTCGGTATACCATTTCTGAATCTGATTTTGCACTTACTATATATTTATGACATGGTATTCCTTTATCATTTAATTTTTGCATACCATCTTGAAATGTATCAAATATTGGGTGTTTCATTATATCATCATATGGGTATTTATCTTTCCATAAATCAAATTTATTTGCCCAGATTCCTACTGCTATTGGATAGTCTTTTCTGCCTTTTCTTTGTCTTTTATTTACTAAATCCCAATAAGGTGAAATGATACAATCTGTTAAAAATTTCCAGCATAATTGTTGTTCTATATCTATATGTTTGGCTAAATGTCTGTCATCTATCATAAATATTATGTATTTTACTTTTCTTGATTTCATATCCTGAAGCCAATCTCCCCAATATAGACTTTCCCCTCCAATATCAGATGTTCGTATTGTATGTATATCTCCATCTATTTTAATTGTTTTTCTAGTGGCCCGTTCTCTACCTACTGTTCTTTGTTGTATTTCTGGAACATCTCCTCTTGTTCTTAATTGGTGGTGTAATGTTGTTTTTCCTACTTGTGTAGCACCATATATTCCAAAAGGGTGAGGGTTTATTTTCTTCCACAATAGTCCTATCTGTTCAACAACAAGAATTACAAATCCCGTCATTACTGACATTATACATACCTCATACTAAATGATGTACGAAGTCCCAAAGACCCTCCCATGCTATTGTTAATGTGTTTATGCCAGAAGCAGCCATTAATTGACCGATAGTAAAACTGACTAAACATCCTATAAATCCCCAAAAATAAAATCTTGCTCTTAAAAACCATACATCGGCTGAATGCGCCCTTTGCATGTCGTATGCTAAGGCTGTTTCATCCATTCCAAATGCTATTGCTTCCAACATATTTACACTTACTGTTCAATTTCTGCTAAGAAAGAAGGCTGCTTCTTAACTGGCGTTACAACAGTATCTGGTTGTGGGGTAGTATATCCCCATTGTTGATTATACTGTTGTAGGCTTTGTCTAACCCTTTCTCTTTGTTGTTCATCACGCGCTCTCCTTGTCCAGTAGGCTCCAATTCGCCTATCTAAAAGGCTCATTTCAATATAGTCATTTAAGGCAAGGTCGAAGACCGCCTTCATTACAAGTATTCCACCAATGGTCATCAATGAGAACACGGTTGCGTGTGCATAATGAGAAAATGCTAAGAGATTCCCATACTCAGCGTAAAAAAATACGTTTACGCCGCTTACTGCTCCAACGAACAGTATAGTCATTACTAATTTTGTGTCTTTTCCTAATGCTGGCATTATTTCACCTAGTTATATTGTGCAGAAACTGAAACGTTTACTTTGGTTCCTGCCCCACTAACTAGAACATATAATCCATCACTTACGATGGCCCCATGCATATCAAAGTCTAGATTTTCTCTTACAGCCCCAATATGTACTTTATGGATTAATTTTCCATTAAAAGCACTACCAGTAGTACCGCCTGCACCGTCATAAAATCTAACATCCATTGCAGTTGTTTGATTATTACTTACCTTTAATGAAAGTAGTCTTGCCTTACCTGTTATTAACTGCACCGCTTGGCTACCAGCAAATGAATTTATCGTTTGGTCATTTGCCGGAGAACCAGTGTGTACTAAAAATACATGTGTTTTGGTTGTTGCTGCTCCCGAAGTCATTTTCAATTCCTCCTCTTGGTTTGTCCTAAACACGGTTCCCTTATTAAAGTTCGGAATCCTTTATGGGTTTCTTAGCCTTTGGTGCTGCTTTCTTAGCAGGTTTCTTCTTTTCAATCGGAGGTTTCAACTCTTCTTTCTTTGGCTCTTTCTTCTCTACTTTCTTTTTAGGGGCGGGTTTCTGAACTATTGGTTTAACCGCCTCCTTTATTATTTTCTTTGTAAAGGCCTTTTTCTTCGGCCCTGGAATTAATTTCTCAACAATGTCTTTTGACCCCTGCTCGCCAAATTCATTTTCTAATCTTTTAAACTTATTATCTTCAAGTTTTAAAAGTTCTTCTTTATCTGCTTTATCCCACACAACCTTGTAATTTTTATCCCCATAATAGGTTAGTGCATATTTAGCAGGTATATCTACGGTTTCTCCTGGTCTTACCTTGAAACCCTTTAATAATATTTTATGTCTCCTTTTATCTCTACGATAAACAGGAGTGAATGTTAATTTTGCCATTATATCACCTTTATTGTAGTAGCCAATGACCCCCCGAAGGGGGCCAAAGGCCACATTATACGGTATCAAAGATTACCGTAAACTCTTACTAAGAACATTCCACCATCAACATTTGCGGCTTGATTCGCACCGTTTGCTATAGCGGTTAATGCTACTTCCATTGCAGAAGTGTTCCCTAATAGATTGTCTCCACTAGAGTCCAATACAGGTAATAGTTTTAGAGTCAAAGACTCGCTTCCTAATACCTCTAAAGCATTTATTGTGCTTAAACCAAAAGAAGATGCTTTTAGCACTTCATACGTTGGCAGTATATCTACTTCATCAGATGCATCGTCTGTGGTAACTGAACCCAAAAACATGGTATTTCCATCAACAGATGTTACTCTAACTGCTGATTCGTTGTTTCCACTTTCATCTGCATTAGCAATAGATACTAACTGTCCTGTCGTTAAAGTGCTTAAAGCATCACCGGAGGCTCTTACAAACTTGTTTGTTGCTGCTGTAAAAGCACCGGTTGGCTGTATCCCCGTAGTATCGGTAAACCGATAATCGGTTATGTTCACCTTAGCATCCACATAATACTCATCTCCTGTTACTCTAGGAGTAGTCATACCTTTATGGTCTGCCAAAATTGTAACTACGTTTACCATCCTTTAACACCTCAAGCACTCGTTATGTTCGTTATCTTACCTTGTCCTAAGAAGAAAGAACAACCAGTTTCAGCAATGGTTCTATACATTGCTTGGTTTCCTAGCGTTCCAACACCAAAGGGGTTACCGTTGTCAATACCATCTTCAAAGTATTGGGTTGGCTTCATAACTGATAACCAGATATGGTCGGTATCTAAGATAAGCATGTCGCTTAACTTGTTAGAACCATTACCGGTCTTAGGCATGTCCTTGCATGGAATCAAGGGTATGTCGTAGTAGGTCGCTACTCTGAATCCTACCTCGGAACCCTTTACTCCCCTAACGCCGCCATGAGTAGGGATAATCTCCTTTCGGTCTAAGAACCTCTCTTGGCTTTGTAATAGGTCACCTAGATGCTGAATAGTATCATATCCAGTTAAGATAACCTTGGGGCTTCCGCCTGCTTCTCTTAGTTGCCTTAGCATGCTGTTTAACAGAGTTAAGGTTAATGGTCTAGCATCTGCTGCTAAATAGCCGCTCCCATAATCTATCTGTGCATCCATGAATGATGCGTTTGCCGCACTACTCACGAAATCCCTGTCATTGTTGCCAAACAACTTAGAAAGTTGGTCTGGGCA